GCGTCTTCCTTCCGGCGGTCCAGAGCCTGCTGGACGGCCTTGCGGTTGCGGTCATAGTGATGCTTCATGCACATGGTATTATCTCCTTTCAGGTGGGAGGGGCTGTTAATCAGCCCCGGAGGTAATTTCGGGAGAATTCTTCGTGATCCTGCACGATTTCTTCCTCGAAGTTTTCACGGATGTAATCGATCAGCCAGTTGGCAACTGCCAGGAGCTCGGCGGCTCTCTCAGTATTCTGAGTGTTCTTGATCCGCTTCTTCATGACGTAGACCTCGTTGGCCACATAGGCGGCGACTTCTTCCTTCGTGCTAGAATCCTGAAAAGCATCATCCAGCAGCTCGTAGCCCTGAGCCGTGACCGCTCCGCTGTCACTGAAGAAGTCCCAGTCGAACCTGTCGAGCATCTGTTCGATGACATCCCATTTATCGTACACGTCCTTCTCCAAAGTTCTGAAATCATCGTTTCTTGCCATTTCTGTTTTCCTCCTGTTTTCTTGCGGTTCTTTTTCTGTGGTATTGCTGTGTTGTGGTATTATTGTACCAAAAATCTGGAATAAATCAATCTGGAATAATGCACAAAAAAACAGGCCGGAATTTGTAGTTCCAGCCTGTTCTGACGAATCATTCAGTTACAGTTGTACAGATCTCGGAGCAGAAGCTGCGTCCGCATCCGTACCAGCAGTCGGTATCGGGTCTGTAGATCCAGTCGCCCTCCATAACGAAGGGCTCGATTCCTGGATGCTTCGGTGTGATAATCATTTTCCCTCTGTAGGCCTTGTAGCCTTCCACGCAGATCATTTTCATGGTCTTCTCTCCTTCTGTTTACTTCTGGCCGCGATTGGTCGTTGCTGCTCTCTGGCAGTCAGGGCAAAGGACTGCACCGAAGCGCTGAGAGGAATAGAGTGCCAGCTCGGATGCCGTCATGATGGATCCGTCCGTGCGTCTCGTGTCCTGAAGCTGGCTGCCGCACTTCTGGCAGGCGTACACGGGACCGGGACGGGGCTGGTTCTGGTACTGGCCCTGATACTGGTTCCCTCTGTTGCCGTTGCCGGAGCGGGTGTAGCGGTTCTCCTCGCTTGCGTTCTGGTCGGGATCGTCGCCGGTGCTGATCTTGTAGGCCTTCATCATGGCATACTTGTCAGCGTAGGTCATGGCCTTACCGGAGCCCTTGTCGCCGGGATCGATGCCCTCAGAAAACACGATGGTGGAGAAGGTTTCCTCGGGTTTGTCGATGTTCACGAAGGTATACACGGTCTTGATCCGGGTGAAGAAGGTAGTCGTCTTCGTGGTGTTGCCGTTGTAGGTCTTCTCACCCTCCAGAATTTCGTCATCGATGATCTCGCGGATGCTGGGGTAAGAGTACACCCGGTACTTTTCCTCCAGAGGCTTGACGGCATCGATGATATCGCGCTCGGACACGGCCTTGTAGGAGCCGCCGCCCGCCTTGACGCTCAGGTTCTTTGCAACGGTACCCAGCTCGGCGGTGATGGCCGCCACACGCTGGAAGATGTTCATGGACTTGATATCGATTGCTTCGGTCTTAGTTGCTTCAGTCATGGTTGTATCCCCCTTATTTGATAGACAGGTTGTTCTTCTCGATCAGCTGGGCACCGGGTACAGGCTTTCCTGCCTTGATGGCGTTGGTGATCTCCGTCCGGTTGACCGTCGGCGGGCTGTATTTCAGGAACTCGTAGTGCTGGCTTTCCTCCATTTGGCGGATGAACTCAGCTTCGTCCGTGATCTCCACGGACTTGGACTTTCGGAAGGAGCAGGCCACGCGGGCGGTGCTGAACTTGGTACCGGACAGCAGCTCGGTCAGGTATTCTTTCAGGCTTGCAGCCTTCTTCTCCAGGGCCTTCCGGCGCTCAGCAAGGTTGATTTCCTCGGCACGGATGGCAGCGGCCTCAGCGGTCAGATTCTTGTGCCAGAGGGCCATACCCTCGATCTTCTCCTCCTTGGCCATTTGCAGTTCAGAAAAGGCATCGTAGTCCAGGATCTCGCCTGTCTCCGGATCCACCAGAGCCAGGATCGACTGGTCAATCTCGTATAAATTCATTTATGTTCATCCTTTCGGCTTTCGATGAATGCGAGGATCCCGTCCGTGCATTCACAGCAAACATCCTCGTAATTGGTATAAGAACCGTCTTCGCTCCTGGCCTTGATAATCAATGTGGTGCGGCTACGGGCTTCCTCCTGTATGGTTTTTACGAACTCCCCGAAGGGCGCTCTGCAAATCACTTTACCGCAGACATCGCAGGTGCATTTCATCATTAGCTGTTCTCCTCCTTCTGGTAAATCACGCAGTCAACACCGTTCATGGTTCGCTCGATGATCTCCAGAACTTCGTCCCAGTCGCCGCCGGCAATGCCGCAGGAGAGCCGGTACGGAAGGGCCACACTCCAGTTCATGATCCGGGCGGTGTTGCCGAGCATTTCCAGCGCCTGCTCCAGCTTCTTGGGATTGTAGGCCGGGCCGGGTTCGTACTGGCCGAACAGGTTGCAGATGACATGGCGGTCACGGTCCTTCTGTTCGCCGGTGAGCTGGGCCATTCCCAGGAGCGATTTGGGCGGGCACCGTTTAATGAGCTGCTGATAGTCGCGCTCAGCGGTAGGCCACTTTCGGAAGATGGCACCGGCCAGACCGGCGGCAGCTCCGAAGCAGTTGACCTGATGGGCAATGACTTTCTCCTTTGCGGTCAGGAGATTGCCTTTCTTATGGGTAATCATTGATATTTCCTCCTTACTTCTTCAACGTATTGCAGATGGTACGGGCACAGTTGATACAGAACTTATGCTCATACGGACCGATGGCGGTCGTCAGCAGCTTATCAGGTGCGTGGATCTCTCCGCAGATGCAGCAGCGGTCACCGCTGGCATAGATGCGGATCGAATTATCTTCGCAGACTTCCACGGTAACGGTATCGCCAAAATTGATACCGGCAAGCTCCCGGATGTAGCCGGGAATGCTGACGCGGCCCTGCGGGTCAACGATTCGGTCGGTTTTGGTTCCAACTTTCTTTCCCACTTTCTTTCCTCCTTCTGTATTTGGGATGTGGTTTTGCTGTTTTGTTTGCTGTGGTTTTGCTGTGTTCTTGATGTTATTATACCAGAAACAAGGAAGAAAGCAACACGGCATAATGCACAAATTATCTCGTTTATGTTTGTCTGAATCTTAATTCTTATGGGATAATAGGGAATAGTAAGTATTGATGGAGGTTTGCAAAGATTATGAAAAAAGTGGTTATCTACATAAGAGTGAGCACAGCGCGTCAAGATCAGGAAGGGTATTCCATACCGATGCAGAAGGAGCGGCTCATTTCCTACTGTCGGGCCCAGGGATGGGTGGTTTCCGGTATGTACATTGACCCCGGGCATTCCGGTGCCACACTGGAGCGGCCGGGCATGGAGTCGCTGATCCAGGGTGTGAAGGCCGGGAAATACGATGTGGTGCTGGTGTATAAGCTCGACCGGCTCAGCCGATCCCAGAAGGACACGCTGTATCTGATCGAGGATATCTTCATGAAAAACGACGTTGCCTTTGTGTCGATGCAGGAGAGCTTCGATACGTCCACAGTGTTCGGGCTTGCCATGGTGGGCATCCTGAGCGTTTTCGGGCAGATGGAGCGCTCTACCATCGTGGAACGCACCCTGCTCGGGCGATCCGGCCGCGCAGAGGATGGTCTGTGGCACGGGGGTGGAACAGAGCCCATCGCATACAAGTACATCGATGGTGAGCTGGTGGTAGATCCGGTGGAGGCTCAGCAGGTTCGGGATGTGTATTCTATGTATGCTGATGGCTATTCTGTCACGGAGATCTCCCGGCGGATGGAAGGCCGCACGACAAAGCATGGTGACTGGTCCCACACCGGCACCGTCGGCAATGTCCTGGATAATCCGCTGTATGCCGGATACATCCACTTCGATGGTGTCCTGGAGCGGGGGCAGCATGAAGCCATCGTGCCGGAGGAGCTGAACCGGAAGGTCAAGTCCCGCCGGAAGCGACTGCGCCATGCAGAGGCATCCGGGGACAGCGATTATCTCCTGACTGGGATCGTTTACTGTGATTGCTGCAATGCCAGGTACTTCCCTAATAAGCGCCCGAACAAAAAGGTGGTGTATTCCTGCCACAGCCGCGCAAAGAAGGCCAAAAACATGGTGAAGGACCCTAATTGCAAGGCACCTCATATTCCCATGTCCACACTGGACACCATGGTGGAGGAGGAAGTCCTGCGTCTGATCCGGGAACCGGAGTTGGTGGAAGACGTTATAAAAAAAAGAGCCGCCAGCGATGGCAGCTCTGACAGCAGCAGGTCTGTTGAGGTCGAGCGATTGGATGCGGAAATAAATAAGCTCATGGATCTGCTGCAGTACGACCAGCTGACGTCCGTGGGGGAGATAGCAGAAAGAATCGATAAAGCGCACGCTGAACGTATGCGCATCATGCCGAAGTCTCAGGCGGATGCACCGAGGTATTTTGATGTTAGCGGATTCAAAACGGTACTTCGGGATGCGGCATTTTCTTGGGAGGCAGCCAATCTGCGCGGTAGGAGATCTTTTCTTTTCCAGCTAATCGACGGAGTGTATATCAACGCTGAGGGAGAGCTGCGCATTGAGTGGTCGCTGTAGCGGGGGATTATATTACTGAAAATTATCATATATGACAATAATACAACAAAGCGTACACCTGTTCCATGGTATATCTTGGAGCGAAAAAACGAAAAAACAGCCACGGGACGGCATCCTGTGGCTGTTTGACATTTTATTCTATTGACATTTTTGTGACTATTCTGTGTCAGAATTTTGACAGGTTACAGACCGAGTTCCTTCATCTTCTTTACGATAAAATCGCTGAAAGCCTGCGTAGCGTACCGGCGCTGATCGCCGCGCTTGACGCACAGGGCCTTGAAGGCTTCCGCCACCTCGTTGTCAACGTAGATGGTGAACTTTGTAGTGCCTTCCAGGAAGGACGGCTCCTTCTCCATGTCCAGGTTCGCCTTCAGCTTATCGGCGATTGCAGCGAAGTCCGGATCTCCGGCCTCCTCGTGGGTCAACTGCTCTACCAGGTTGGCATTGGCATCCGCGATGGTGTTGCCCTTTGCAGCAGCTTCCTCCTGCTCTCGCTTCAGTCGCTCAATGCGATCCCGTGCGGAATTATGTTTGCTCATGGTGTTTCTCCTTTCTTACTCGTTGCAGTATTTCCTCAGTCAGATCCAGATAGTCTTCCATGGCCGGTGCCACGATGTCTACCCCTTCTGACGACATTTCTTTGATTTTCACACGGCGATGGATCTCCGTCTTGAAGATCAGGTCGCCGTATGCTTCACGGATCCCCTCGGATATCTCCCGCTCATATTTTGTCGGCCGGCCGTCTCGCATGGTCAGGAAGATCCCGCCGACTTCGGCTCTTGTGAACCGCTTCTCCCTGGCATCGTTCACGAACTTGATGAACCGCACCATGGCATCCATAGCAAAGTCCCCGGTGTCCAGAGGTATAAAGATATGATCGGCATACACGATGGCATTTATCATGTGGTCGCCCAGTGATGGTCCCACGTCCACGAAAACAAAATCATAGCCGGACTCCACAGGAGCCAGCAGACGCTGCAGCACCGCATACGGGTGCTTGACATCGTTCGTATAGATGTGCTGGGAAAATAACGCCAGCTTGTCCTCCGCCGGAATCAGATCCAGACCTTCCTTGACATTCACGATATATGGCGTGACGGCTCTTTCTTTGATGGCCTCCATGATCGTGCGGCCTGAGTATTTGTAAATACTCTCCTTTGTCAGCATCTTCGTCGCATTGCCCTGCGAGTCGAAGTCTACGACCAGCACCTTGTATCCGGCAGCAGCCATGATCTCCGCCACTGCTACCGTGCTCGATGTCTTACCGACACCGCCTTTTTGAAGCGCAAATATAATGCGTTGCGGCATTTTCCCCATCCCCTTCCATTCCGTGGTTATTCTGTTTTCATGCTGTAATTTTACTGTTAAATTCTGTGTTTGTCAACGCAAAAAAAGGGAGACGATTTTTCGTCTCCCTTTCGGTGTTATGTGTTCTATAACATAGAACAGTATCAGAAGGGCAGTTCTCCTTCATCCTCCAGCATGGCATAGTCACCAGCCGGTGCTGCGGGAGATGCGTAGCCGCCACCATAGCCGCCGTACTGTCCGCCGGTGCCGTAGTTTCCGGCAGGTGCGCTATAACCGGTAGACGGTGCAGAGTAGCCACCAGCAGGTGCAGAGTAGCCGCCCTGGTTGCCTTGGTTGTCGTCGTGCTTACTGTCACCGAAGTAGCAGTGTTCTGCGACGACCTCAGCGGTGCGGCGCTTGTTGCCGTCCTTATCATTCCAGCTGCGGATCTGAAGGCGGCCATCGACGACGATCATGCGGCCCTTGGTGAAATACTTGGACACAAACTCGCCGGTATTACGCCATGCCACGCAGTCGATGAAGTCGGTTTCCTTCTGGCCGTCCTGTCCGCCGAAGTCCCGGTCAACGGCCACGGTGAAGCTGGCCACGGCGACTCCGGATCCAGTGCGGCGCAGCTCCGGGTCCCTTGTCAGGCGACCCATGATGGTAATGTGATTGAGCATAGGGGTTTTCCTCCTGTATGTAATATTATGGGTGTTGCAGATTCGCTCTCAGACGAATCGAAAAGCACTTTTGATGGGTAGTCGGTCACTCGATGCGTCTCAGCGGCAGAAGTACATACCGTCAGAATAGGCCACGATCTCGCCCATGATGTACTCGCTCTGGAAGATGACATCCTCCGGCAAGCTGCGCTCGCCCAGCAGGATCCGCTCGGCGATGGCATATGCCCGCTCGACGGCATGGGCCTCGGTCTGATGGCTTGCCCGGGCAGGCCAGACAATGCCGGTCCAGTGCAGCTCTCCGTATGCGCGCTCCTCCGTGACCACGTCGTACATGGTGTCAGGGAATCGGGGATCTGCGATGCGGTTCATCACGACGGTACCGACCATCAGGCGGGTATCATCGGAGCACCAGTCGGCTCCGGCTTCCTGGTAAATGACCAGGGCCAGCATCTCCAGTTCCTCGGCGGTGTATGTAGTTTCAGGCTCTGTGGGCGGCTCTGTAGCCTCTTCTGTGGGTGGCGTGATTTCTTCCATGGGATTGCTGATCGTCGGCTCTGGTGCCGGCTCAGCTTTCAGGGGGATAATTGCAGGGGTTTGCGCCTGGGCAATGTAGATGGGTTGCTTCTGAACCGGCTCCTCCGGCTCATGCTGCTCCATTTGGATGCGTGCCTCCATGACGTTGCACCAGAGTGCAAACACCATAATCAGGATGACAAGCAGGAGCAGACGCACCCAGGCAAAACAGTCATGGTGCATAGGTTCTCCTTTCGGTGTGGAAAAATCTGTTAGGAATGTGGAGAACTGTCCTTGGTGGCCCGGTTCTCCACAGTTATCAACAGGATATTCACATACCCCTTCCTAGTGGGGTTTTCGATTTGGTTGTTTTGGGTTGTTTATGGGTTCTGTAAGGGCTCTTTCCGGAGACCATCCGAGTTTATTTATTCTGGAATAAATAGCCACTTCATTTATTCCAGTTTCTTCGGCCCATTGTTTGATGGTTTGTGTCCTTCCTTGGTGGGTAAGGTAGTGGTTGTTTCTTCTATTGTTTTGTTGTACTTTTTGAGTTACCCAACAGCAATTTGAAGGGCAGTAATCTCCGTTGACGTCTTTCCTCTCAATGGTTAAGTCGTCCCGGTATCCATTAGCAAGAGCCCAATCCCGGAAAGCCTCGAAGCTGTCCAGCCACTCAGGGCATACCTTAATGCCCCGGCCGCCGTAGTCAGGATATCGATGGTTTTTCTTATTGGTGCAGCGACCTTTCATACTGATCCATTCCGTATAGAGCCTTGTTTTGTAGCATCCGTGCGTAGACCAGTTGCTCTTGTATGCGTTCTCCATGTGAAGGCATCCGCAACTGACGGTAGCTCCGCTTCTTAGATGGCACCCTTGTACTACCTTCTCATTTCCGCAGTCACACCTGCACAGCCAGTAAGCAGCATTTTTACGTGAATCGTCACGCCTAATTACAGAGAGACGACCAAATCGTTGTCCTGTTAAATCGATCATGGGCTTTGACATACAAACCTCAATAAAAAAACCGCAAAGGTACTTGTATGGTGCGAGCATACTTTCCCCCTGCGGATTTTAACAAATATAAAATTCGTCAAATGTCTCGCACACACTTAACGTGATTATTATATCAGAATAGAATGAAAAAGTCAATAATGTTCAGAATATTCTGTGGAATTGGTTATTATAAGAACATTCTATGGCTTGGCAAGTGGCGAGTCAATGGCAGAATTTTTCGTCAGAAGCTCCGGGTTGTCGTGGATGTTGCCGATGACCTCCTCGATAAATACCCCATAGGCCCAGTTGCCATCGAACAATAGATTGTTTCCCTCCCTTTTAAGGTAGAAGTAACAAAACTTCGGGTGATATGCAACAACATATACTTCCGTATATTTGCGGACCTCACTGCCGGTGTTCTGTATAACCTTCGCTTTGACAATATCGCCCTCGAAGATCTTCACACCATTCCTGGCAGTCTTTCCGGTAAACTGGCCTACTGTTTCAGGATCTACCTCGATGCCGCTGACACCGTTTGTGTTGGTCATTTCAGAAAAACCAGCATAGTTTAATACATCGGTCAGCAGACCAAAGACCCAGTCACCGTTCTTGTAGTTTGTTCTGTACGGACGCCCTTCGATTCTGTTTGTTGCCTTGCCACGGAATAAAATCTCACGCATGGTCAGTCCTCCCGTTTCTATATAATCCAAAAGGTTGCTACTGGCACAAGTTCTTCATGCCATCTGATAAATTCATCCCACGCTGCAAGGATTGTTTCATAGAAACGGATAGTTCCTTGTACAGTGCCCCAGCCATTGCTTGCTTCGTATGGTTTGTACTTCTGCGGATTTCTTCTCAACTCCCGTAAGCCCTGTTCGATTTTGGGAATCACATCAACGCAACGGCCGTTGTTTGCTTCGTTGACCCACGGCAAACCAGTAGACAGTTCAATAATCTTTCTGACATTCCATGTGATATTTGCATCACAGGTACCGACATCAACGTATTTGTCCACGCCCCGACCTTTACTCGGAACGAAATATCATAACTCAATGGTTAGTTCACCTCCTTGCTTCGCATCATATCGGCCAGACAGTCAAAGAGAACACCGATTATCAGACCGAAATCGACGGTTTCACGGCATT